TGGACATCTTATCGGAGTTTAACGTTATCGCTATAACTGGTAATCATGATATTTACTACAAGCATAGAACAGATGTAAATTCACTTTCTATATTTAAAAATAGAAAAAATGTAACTGTTTTAGAGCAGTATCAGACCTTAGAAGCATATGATCGTATGTTATCGTTCTGTCCTTGGAATACAAACGTTAAAAATATCGAAGAGAGTGATATTATATTCGGTCATTTTGAAATTGAGACGTTTAAAATGAATACCTATAAGGTATGTGAAGAGGGTGTAAAGGTAAAAGATCTTTTGAAGAAGTCTAGCTTGATTATATCAGGACATTTTCATACAAGACATGAAAAGACCTTCGGTGCAGGTACTATTTTATATGTTGGTAATCCTTTTCAAATGGATTTCGGTGATGCTGGTAATCAGAAAGGTTATCATATATTAGATCTTGATTCATTAGAGTATGAATTTAAACCTAACCATATATCACCCTGCTATCAAAAAATAGCTTTAAGTGAATTAGTTGAAGAAGGTGAAATTACATCTCATATAGTAAAAAGTGTTACTAATAATATTGTAAAGCTAAAGATTGATATGAATATTTCGCAAGAAGATTTGGATGTACTTCTTGGTGTACTTACGAAACTCAAACCAGAAGGTTTGACAGTTGATTACGATATTAATTTTAATCGCTTACTAGAAAATACAGAAGATAAAGAAGACTTATCAGGTATTGATGTTGAGCAAGCGATTGAAGAGTTTGTAAACATGCTTGATATTGACAATAAAAAAGATATAATTGATTATACTCTCGGTCTATATGAAAGAAGTAAACTTTAAAAAGGTAAGCATTATAAATTTTCTATCTGTTGGAGAAGATCCTGTAACAGTAGAGTTTACAAAAGGTTTGCATGTTATAACAGGTGCAAACCGCGATAAGCCTGACCGTAGAAACGCTATTGGTAAGAGTACAGTAGCTGATTCTATTTATTTTGCTATATTTGGTGATACATTACGTGAGCTTAAGAAAGATCTTATACCTAATAACATTACTGGTGGTAGAACGCATGTAGAGTTAGACTTCGAGATTAAGTCGACAAAAGGTGTTAGTAATTATAAGATAGTTAGACATCTTAACCCCTCAAAAGTGTTTGTATTTAAGGACGGTGTTGATAAGACACGTGATAGTATATCCAATACAAACAAATATATAAGTCAAGTAACAAGCGCAACACCTTCAATCTTCCAGAACTGTGTTATTATGACAGTTAATAATGCGATACCATTTATGGCAAAGAATAAAATCGAGAAGCGTAAGTTTATCGAAGATATTTTTGGTATGGAAGTATTTGGTCAGATGTTATCGCATCTAAGAAGTGAATATAACGATATAAAGCGGGAACATGATACAGAATTTACCCGTCTAGAGGAAGTAAGTAAGAGTTGTAATAACTATAAAGACCAACGTACAAAGATTCTTGAACGCCGTAAAGAAAAGCATGCATTATATCTCGAACGTAAAGGTTCTAATGAAACGGAACTAAGTAATCTTAAGACTCAAACAGTTTCTGTAGATAAAAATAATATAAATAATGTAAAGAAGAGTATAAAAGAGTACGAGGGTAAATTAAATATTTGTGATGAAAAGATAAGTGGTCTTATTGAAGATATAAGCACTAAAAAAGCAGAAGTAACTCATACAAAAACATCATATGCAAAGATTGGTACATCAGATGAAAAGTGTCCTGTTTGTCTTCGAAGTATTGAAGAGCATGATACAGCACATATTGAAATCGAAAGAAAAGCCCTCAAAGAAGAGATTGAGGCGATGGTTAGAGATATAAAAATTGTTCAAGAAAAGTTATCTAAAGCTAAACATATTAAGTTACGAGTTAATCAAGCTATTACAGGTAGTACCAAAGAGCTTTCACAGATTAAGCTAGACTTACAAGCGCAAGAAAATATTAATTTACGTATCGACCAGCTTAATAAGTGGCAAGCTGAGTTAGGTGAAGATATAAAGTCAGTAAATATTACTGAGACTGACATAGATGTAATAATAGAAAGTACAAATAAAGATTTAGAGTCTTTGCAAGTCAAAGTAAAGGAACTACGTGAACGTTTAGCAAAGCTAGATATTGTTAAGTATGTTGTATCAGAAGAAGGTGTTAAGTCATACATCGTTAACAAGCTGTTAGAGTTACTTAATAATAAATTGCTGCAGTATTTACGTAGATTAGATTCAAACTCTATATGTATCTTTAACGAATACTTCGAAGAGGAGATACTTAACGAAAAGAATAAAGTTTGCTCTTACTTTAACTTCTCTGGAGCAGAAAGAAAGTCTATTGATTTAGCATGCTTATTTACCTTCGCTGATATTAGACGTATGCAGGGAGGTGTTAAGTATAATATTGCCATATATGATGAATTGTTTGATTCATCTTTTGATGAGAAAGGTATTGAACTTATTACGCAAATATTACAAGATCGAGTTGAAGAACTTGATGAATGTTCGATAGTTATATCACATAGAAAAGAATCCATTAAAGCAGTTACTGGTGAAGTTATTTGGCTTGAGAAGGAAAATGGTATAACTCATCGGATTGATTATACAGAAATTTAAACTAATTATATAAGAATGATTAACCCATCACCATTCCCACAATCACCATTTGTGTCACCATTCCCTCAAGCACCTCAAATAAAAGTAGAAAAACCTCAACCGAGAGAGGCCGGAATGCCAAGATACCTTAACTACCTTGCTGATCTATCTGGTTGTGGTCATTGGCGTATTTTATGGCCAGAGCAAGTTATAAACGCTACAGGTGTTGGTATATCTCACTCTCTAACAGCGATGGTATCTGATCCTCGTTTTTATAAGGGTATTAAGGCAGTTAAATTACAAAGACAAGCTTCATCCGCACAATTACAATTTTTAAAGTTCCTTAAACAAATTCAACAAGAGGCAGGATTTAAAATTATTTATGAAGTTGATGATGTAGTATTTAAGGAAGATATACCAGACTACAATAAATTTAAGTTTGCTTTTGACACAGAGGAAATAAGGTCTAATTGTGTCGAAATGATAAATCTGGTTGATGAGGTTACGGTTACTTGCCCTTATATGCGAGACTTATACAAGAAGCGTACCGGTCAAGAAAAAATAAGTGTTGTACCTAACTTTGTACCAGACTTTTGGATGGGTAATAAGTTTAATGGACGTAAGGTTGTAGATTCTTTTGATAAAAATAAAAAGAAGCCACGTATATTGTATACTGGTTCTGGCGCCCATTATGATGTTGATAATAAGGTTGCCGGCAAGGATGATTTTGAAGGTGTAAGAGACTATGTACGTGCGACTGTTGATAAATATCAATGGGTTTTTGTCGGTGCTTACCCACCACAGCTAGCTGATTTAGTAACTAGCGGTAAGATTGAATTTTATAGATGGCAAAACTTATTGCAGTACCCTCAATTCATTGCTAATCTTAATGCGCAGTTAATGGTAGCACCTCTACAGAATAATAGCTTTAATAAAGCTAAATCAGATATTAAATTTATTGAAGCGTGCACTTTAGGCATACCTTGCCTGTGTCAAGATATGGAAACATATTATACTGCACCAGATAGCTTAAAGTTTGGATCAGTACAAGAGCTTTCTGATAAAGTCGACTCAATTCTCGATTGGAAGAACCGTACAAAGTATTACAAGAACGTTTATAAGTTACGAGAGATAGGCGCTAATCGTATTTTGGAATTAGAGCCAAATATCGGCTCACATCTTGAAGCGTTAAATACAAAATTTGATGATCCAAAAAGAAAATATATCCCGTTGTGGCAATAAGGAACTATGCTATAATAATGACGTAGATGTCATATAGAAACGTAATATACAATAATCGCGAGAGTGTAATCACTCTCTTTACGTGGGATGAAGATGGTAATCGTATTTCGTACAACTCTTCGTTCGAGCCTTATCTTTATACAGAAGACCCTCGAGGAGATAAGACATCGATTTATGGTACTAAGCTTAAGAAAAAGAAGTTTAATAACTCTTATAACCGAAGCAGATTCTTAACGGACTCAGGAGTCAAAAGGGTCTTCGAAAATACGCCTGTATCACAGCAATACTTGCTTGATATGTACTGGCAAGAGAACGAAAAGCCGGAGTTTAGTGAGCATCCCCTAAAGTGTTGTTTTTTAGATATTGAGACCTTTTCTGTCGATTCATTTCCGGATATCGATGACCCTACTCATACAGTAAACGTTATAACTTGTTACGATAACTTTAGTAAGAAGTTTCATACGTTCGGATTAAAGCCTTATACTGGTGCGGGTCGCGACGACCTCATATATGTGCATTGTGATAGTGAGCGCGAGCTTTTTATTAAGTTCTTGGAATATCTAGAAGCTGATTACCCGGATATCTTATCCGGTTGGAACAGTGAAGGTTTCGATATTCCATATATCATTAACCGGATGGAGCGTATCTTAGGTAACGAATACGTAAAGCGTATGTCACCAGTAGGTAATGTATTTTTCAGGATGATGCGCGGTCAGTTCGGTCAAGAAAAGAAGCGTTACTATATTGATGGTATTGCATGCTTAGACTTTTTAGATATTTACAGACGCTTTTGTTTAAAGTTACGCGAGTCATATAAACTCGATGCTATCGGTGAATTAGAGCTTGGTGAGAATAAGGTTGACTATGGAGGTATGAGCCTTGCTCAGTTATCTGAAGAGGATTGGAATACATTTATCGACTACAACATTCAAGACGTTAACCTTCTCGTAAGATTGGAAGAGAAACTTCAGTATATGCCCCTATTACGTATGCTGTCGTATGTTGGTTTAACTACCCTTGAAGGTGCTATGGGTACTATTCAGGTGATTAACGGAGCGCTTTGTATACGAGCTCGTAAACGTGGTGAGATTATTTCCACGTTTGTAAGAGCAGAAGCAGAGGGTAAGAATCCAGGTGCTTATGTTGCAGAGCCGAAGTCAGGCTTCAAAGAACATATTGTATCTTTCGATGCAAACTCACTATACCCGAACGTTATGATATCACTCAATACGTCACCGGAAACTAAGATAGGTAAAATAGATACTTTACAAGATAAGGTTGTTATACAGCATGTTTCTGGTAAGCAGTTTAGTTTAGATAGACCTGCATTTGCAAAGTTCCTTAAAGATGAAGATTGCGCCCTATCTAAAGCGGGTATACTATTCTCACAAAAGAAGAAAGGTATCATACCAGAGTTCTTAGAATATTATTATAACAAGCGAGTAGTTATTAAGAAAAAGCTATTCAAGTATAAGCAGAAACTTAAGAAAGATCCTAATAATACTGAGCTTAAGTATGAAGTTGAACGACTTAATACTGAGCAGATGGTTATCAAGATTTTGATTAACTCGTGCTATGGGTATATGGGTAATAAACGTGCACCTATTGGTGATGATGATATCGCAGCATCAGTAACGTTAACCGGTCAAGCAGTTATTAAATACTCTAATGAACTTATCAAAGAATATATTAAAGGTAGAGTACCTGATATAACGAACTACGATCTAGATCAATGTATCATTTATAACGATACGGATAGTTCGTACGCATCTATTGCTCCTCTAATTAAAAGCGAACTTATTAAGTTTTGGGATGGTGAAGATATCCATCAAGAGACATATGATGAGATTCAAAATATTGAAGACTTTATAAACGAAGGTATTAATAACTGGGCAAGGAAGGCTCTACTAACTAAAGATAGTCGCTTTATATTCAAGCGCGAATGTATTGCAGATATAGGAGTTTTCTTGCAGAAGAAGCGATATGTAATGCATATTCTAGATGATGAGGGTATTAAAGAAAATAAGTTTAAGTATACAGGCGTGGAGGTTGTACGTACAACCATGCCTAATGCAATCAAACCGTATGCAAAGAAGATCATCGAGACCATGCTGACAACGCAGTCTCTTAAGGAGACCAATGCTGTCTTGAACGAGACATATGATACATTTAAGTCGCTAGGTCCGGAAGAATTAGCTTTCGTTATGGGAGTACGTGGATATGAAAAGCATGCAGTTAAGTGTCGTGGATTTGAAACTAGCAAAGGTATGCCTATTCATGCTAAGTCCGCTTATTACTACAATATGATGCTAGAGAAACTAAATACTGGAAATAAGTATGAAGACATCAGCTCAGGAGACAAAGTCCGTTACATGTACGTTGAGCAGCCTAATAAGTTTGGGTTGGGTACTATTGGCTTTAAGTATGATTATCCTGTGGAATTTGCTGATATTTTTAAGCCGGACTATGAAAAGATGTTCGAGAAAATTCTGTTCCAGTCTATTCAACGGTTTTATGATAATGTTAACTGGACTATACGTAAACCATCTGATAATGTTCAGGTAGAGCTATTTGATTTATTTGCATAAGGGTATAAGTAGTATCATGGCAGAAACAAGTTACTTAGATAGACCAGCAGATGATGGTACTCAAAAAGCTCACCCAGCATACTGGCGAGGTCGAGCACGTGGAACAGCAGAAATTTTAAGGATTGTTAAGAGAGTCGCAGAGGGTAATGATCCAGGAGACGGTGCGATTAACTCCCCTGTTATCGAAGCCGCTCGACGTATTCTTATTACATATAGAGAAACACTTATACACGCGTCAGATAAGTCTACATACTTGTCTAAGCATGCACAAGAAGCAATTCAAGAGTGTGAAGAGTTAGCTAAAAAGATTACTATTTAGTTTTCCCTTCTTTCTTCTGGCTGGTAGTGCTTTATACGATCATGCCAAATAGGTGAGGCCAGCAATATTGCTGGTCTTATTTTTTCTTCTTTTGT